TAATATTATCAAGTATTCGTTGCGGCAGGGAGCTAAAGATAGTGACGATGCAGGCAAAACCCAACACTATATGCAGAAGCTACGCGAGGTAGAGTCTGGAACATAGTTTAGGGCTACAACGCACCAAAACATATAACTATGCGTTAACTCGCAGATGCGCAAAAGGTGAGTAGAATGGACCTCATTACAGTAGATTTTGAGACGTATTACGACAGGGAGTTTTCCTTGTCGAAGATGACGACCGAATCCTATATCCGTGACCCTCGATTTGAGGTGATCGGTGTAGGGGTTAAAGTAAACAACGGGCCCACTGAGTGGGCGAGTGGTACACATGAACAGATTAAGGAGTACCTACATACATTCGATTGGGCAAACTCTATGTTACTTGCTCACAACACTATGTTTGATGGGGCTATTCTTAGTTGGCGCTTTGGTATCCATCCTCGTGTTCTTACCGATACTCTGTGTATCGCCCGTGCTATTCATGGCATTGAAGTTGGTGGGAGTCTCAAGGCACTCGCTGACCGCTATAAGATCGGAGAGAAAGGTACGGAAGTTATTAACGCGCTTGGAAAATCGCGAGAATCGTTCGCCCCCGATGAGTTAGCTAGATATGGGGACTATTGTGTTAACGATGTCGAGCTAACGTATAAGTTGTTTAATATTTTCTTATCACAAGGGTTCCCGAAAACCGAGCTACGGCTGATTGATACTACGCTCCGTATGTTCGTCGATCCCGTGCTTGAGTTGGATATTGGACTACTAGAACAGCACCTTGAAGATGTGCGAGAGCGTAAAGACCAGCTGCTCGAGTCGGCTAATGTGTCTAAAGAAAACCTCATGTCGAACCAGAAGTTCGCCGAACTACTTAAGTCGTTAGGAGTGACGCCACCTACCAAGACAAGTCTAGCTACAGGTAAAGAAACATTCGCGTTTGCTAAGTCAGATGAGGAGTTCAAGGCTTTACTTGAGCACGACGATGATCGAGTACAGGCTTTGGTAGCGGCGAGGCTTGGCACCAAGAGCACGCTTGAGGAGACGCGTACTCAGAGGTTTATCGATATAGGTAAGCGGGGCACTCTACCCGTACCCGTGCGGTACTATGCGGCACACACCGGACGGTGGGGTGGTGACGATAAGATTAACCTACAGAATTTACCTAGCCGCGGACCAAATGGTAAGAAGTTAAAGAGTAGCATTATTGCGCCTGAAGGCCACTCGTTGATTGACGCCGATTCCGCTCAGATTGAGGCACGTGTACTGGCGTGGTTCGCTGGGCAGGACGACTTAACCACTGCATTTACAAACGGTGACGATGTATATAAGCAGATGGCCTCTCGCATTTATGGCTGTGCCGAAAGTGATGTGACGGCGCAACAGCGGTTTGTTGGTAAGACTACGATCTTAGGTGCTGGCTACGGTATGGGTGCAGCCCGCTTTACAGATCAGCTAAAGACGTTTGGAGTTGAGGTTAGCCTCGACGAGGCGCGGCGGATTGTTAACATCTACCGTGAAGCGAACAACAAGATAAGCCAGCTGTGGCGCGACGCGCAGAACATGGTCCGGTACCTAGCTAATGGGGATGCACTACAGTTTGGCCGAGCTGGGGTACTAACGGTAGACCCACGTAAAGGTATTATGGTGCCATCTGGGTTATATATACGGTACGACGAGCTCCGCGGGGAGCAGACCGAGAACGGTGTTGAGTACTCATACAAAACCCGTCGAGGGCGTACGCGTATCTATGGGGGTAAAGTTACAGAGAATGTTTGCCAAGCGATTGCCCGTTGCATAATTGGTGAACAGATGTTAAAAATAGCTAAGAAATACCGTGTTGTGTTAACGGTACATGACTCAATCGTTTGCTGCGTACCTGATGAAGAAGTCGACGAAGCACAGGCATATATTGAGGCATGGATGCGTTGGACGCCTGAATGGGCGGCGGGGCTACCGATTGACTGCGAGAGCGGTGTTGGTAAATCTTATGGTGGAGCAGGCGAGTGAGTATAAGTCCGTGGTCGTTTAGCCGTATAAAGGCATTTGAACAGTGCCCTAAACAGTTTTACCACGAGAAGATACTTAAAGAATATCCCGTTGTAGAAACAGACGCGATGCGTTACGGCACGGAGTTTCACGAAGCGGCTGAGTTTTACGTTCGGGATGGTACACCACTCCCTAAGAAGTTTAAGTTCGCGCAGGGAATGCTAGACGCGCTAGTTGCTAAACAAGGCACCAAGCACTGCGAATTGAAGTTAGGGGTTACAGAGAACCTTGAACCATGCGCGTTTGACGCCGAGGATGTATGGTTTAGGGGGATTGCCGACCTCATCATATTGGATGGTGACCTTGCTTGGGTAATTGATTACAAGACAGGCAAGTCCGCCAAGTATGCGGATAAAGGGCAGTTAGAACTTATGGCACTGTCCGTGTTTATCCACTATCCAGAAGTTAAGACTGTCCGCGCAGGGCTACTGTTTGTGGTCAGTAATAACCTAATCAAAGACAAGTACGCCGAATTTGATAAGGGTAAACTGTGGGAGAAGTGGATTAGTAAGTACAAACAGATGGAAACCGCCGCTGAAAGTAACGTGTGGAATCCAAGACCTAGTGGGCTGTGTAAGAGACATTGCCCCGTTACTGTGTGCGTACACAATGGAGATAACTAATGCCGTACGTAAAGAAACCCCGCCCGTACAAGAAAGAGTATGCGCAACAAAAAAGCCGTGGCGAGCACGGCGACCGAATGGAAAGGCAGCGGGCCCGTCGCGCAATGGACAAAACAGGGAAAGACGCTAACAAGAACGGCAAAGCCGATAAGCGTGAAGGCAAGGATATAGCTCATAAAAAGCCGTTGGCACGTGGGGGCTCAAATAAAGATGGGTACACCGTGCAATCACGGAAGACAAACCGTGCAGCGGGTGGGGCTATGAGTAAGCCACCCAAAAAGAAAAAGAAAAAGTAGTTAGTGCCCCACTAACATAACCGGCGTCACTAACATGATGTGATGCCGTGCCGGAGAACACAGTGCAAATTTTAAACAACAAGGCGCTCTTGTTGCGCCTACGTAACCCTAAACAAGTTACAGAGATAATCCCAAAAAGCCGAGAACTCGAAGACAACAAAGTTGTTGTTAACTGGGGCATCGACGAAGCACATGTCTTAAAGAACCTCAAGGTTAAAAATGTGCCGTCACCTATAGAGGGTAGGTACGACTGGACAGGTCAGTACAAACCATTCGACCACCAGCGGACTACCGCGGCATTCCTGACTATGAACCGCAGGGCCTTTTGCTTTAATGAGCAGGGTACGGGTAAAACCGCCTCTGCAATTTGGGCGTCAGACTTTTTGATGAAGGAGGGCAAGATAAACCGTGTGCTGATTATCTGCCCGCTGTCTATCATGGAAAGCGCATGGCGCAATGACTTATTTAGCGTGGCTATGCACAGGACCGTTGACATCGCATATGGCCCCGCAGATAAACGTCGTAAGATAATTAACCAAGGTGCAGACTACGTCATCATTAACTACGATGGTGTTGAGATCGTTGCCGATGAGATAATAAACGGTGGTTTCGACTGCATAATTGTAGATGAAGCTACACACTACAAGAATGCGCAGACGCGCCGCTGGAAGACGCTGTATAAGTTGTTATCCACAAGCACTTGGCTATGGATGATGACAGGTACCCCCGCAGCACAGTCCCCTCTGGATGCTTATGGTATCGCTAAGTTAGTAAACCCCTCGGCGGTACCGCGGTTTTATGGGTCGTGGCGCGACCAAGTAATGGTCAAGATTACTCAATTCAGGTGGTTACCAAAGCCAGATGCTACTGACACAGTTTACCGAGTGTTACAGCCAGCAATCCGCTTCACCAAAGACGAGTGCCTTGATTTACCAGAGATGGTATACGTGAAGCGTGAGGTCGAACTTACGCGTCAACAAGCAAAATACTACAAACAGCTTAAAGAGAAACTTGTTTTACAAGCCGCTGGGGAGGAAGTAACCGCGGCTAACGCAGCTATCGGCATGACGAAGCTGCTGCAAATATCCTCCGGTGCGGTGTATACCGATAACGGCGAAAGTCTAGAATTTGACATTAAGCATAGGTACGCGGTACTGCGAGAGGTTATAGACGAAAGTTCTAAGAAGGTGCTTGTGTTTGTACCGTTTAAGCACACCATAGACATACTCACTGACAAACTTCGTGCAGATGGTATCACTACCGAGATTATACGTGGTGACGTATCCGCACATAACCGCACTGCAATATTCAAACGGTTCCAAGAGGAACAAGACCCACGGGTATTAGTGATACAACCTCAATCGGCAGCACATGGAGTCACACTAACCGCTGCAAATACTGTGGTGTGGTGGGGACCGACTAGCTCACTAGAAACGTACGCACAGGCAAACGCCCGAGTGCATAGGGCGGGACAAGACCATAAATGTACGGTCGTACAGCTACAAGGCTCACCCGTAGAAAAACATGTTTACGCATTACTAGACAACAGAATAGACGTACACACAAAGATGATTGACCTTTACAAGGAAATACTTGACTAACGCAATATACGCTAGTAAAGTTAGTTTCCCGATACTTAATCGGTGCACAAAAGGAGTACGATAATGAGCCAAGAACAATCATTAGCTGAGAAGCTCACGAAGGTTTATATCAAGATACGTAATAAGCGTTCTGAGTTATCGGCAGAGTTCAAAAAGCAAGATAGCGATCTTTCCGATCAGTTGGATAAGGTCAAAGCTGCACTACTCACATACTGCAAAGACAATGGTGTGGATAGTGTGAAAACTTCTGAAGGGTTGTTTTACCGAACCATAAAGAATCGTTACTGGACAAGTGACTGGGCCTCCATGCACACGTTCATCAAAGAGCACGACGTTCCTGAGTTCTTTGAGAAACGGCTCAACCAATCAGTAGTAAAGCAGTTCTTAGAAGAGAACCCTGATCTAGTCCCACAGGGGCTGAATGTGGATTCCAAATACAGCATAACCGTGAGGAAAAAATAATGGCTAGAACGTTTGTACCTATTGATGACCTTTCAAAGCACTTTTCAGTGTCGATCTCTACGATTCGAGCATGGGTGCGGCAAGGGCATATTCCTAAAGACACTTATATAAAAGTCGGTAATACTTACCGGTTCAATATTGACGCAGTATCCGCTGCGTTAACCACTAAAGACGAACCTACACCAAGTCCGTCACAGGAGCAGGAACAGGTTGTGTCTGAGGGCATAACAATATCGCAATCAGACAATGTGTACGAAATCGAACGTACCACGCCTGAATACAATATAGATGATGACATCTGAGGAGAACGACATGTCTGAAGTAACTTTGTTTGAAAACAATGCGCTAGCAAACAGTGATCTATTTAAGTCACTGCAAGATGTAAATGACAACCTATTAAGCGGTTCTGGTACGGGTGAAGAGCGACGCCGCATCTCACTAAACGGTGGTAAGTTCCGTGAGTTTATTAACGGGGAACAAGTTAGGGTAAGTAAAGAAGATAACGTAAATATGGTTATCGTTAACGCCGCACCTATATCCCGTACATACTACGAAGGGACGTACGACCCCGCGAACCCTACACCCCCTAAGTGTTGGTCGGCTGATACAAATAGTCCCGCTAAAGAGGTGCCGGAGGAGAATCGCCAAGCCGCACGTTGTATGGATTGCCCGCAGAATATTAAAGGCTCCGGCCAAGGTGAGTCACGTGCATGTCGTTTTGCGCAGCGCCTTGGCGTTGTATTAGAAGGGCAGTTGGATAAGGTGTACCAGCTACAGTTACCCGCCACGTCAGTATTCGGCGATGGTAAAGACGGTAATATGGGTATGCAGGCGTATGCACGTTTCCTTAGTGCGCATAATACTCCCGCAGTGGCAATCGTTACTAACATGCGGTTCGACGAGAACAGCAGCACGCCGAAACTGTTTTTCAAAGCAGTGCGCCCGTTGAATGAAGCAGAGCTGCAAACAGTAGTCGATCTTAAAGATCACCCCGACACTATTAAAGCTATAACTCTTACTGTTGCGCAGACTGACGGTGTGCAGAAAGAGACGCCGGTGGCACTACCAGCTAAACAAGAGCCTACTAAAGCATCATTGTTTGATTCCGAGCCTAGTGAGGAAACTGACGATGTTGTAGAAGAGCCGAAAAAGGTAGCTACCAAAAAGGCAACACCTGCCCCCGAAGAAGATAGCGATCTGAGCGCGATTATTGATAACTGGGAAGACGATTAACCATTCGTTGTCAAAGGTAATTGGATTGCCGCCATGATGAGGAAGTGTAGTAATTACTCAGCATGGCGTTTTTGGCTACGGGTGGGGATATGGAAACAAAAACATTCTTACAAAAAGCGCTTAGTAGTGATGGGTACTTCTGTTTATTTGCTGCACGTTCAGAAGACGGGCGTAGGGTCCAGAAATTTTACGACTCTATCGATGCGCTTGTAGACGCTGCGAGTAATTTCGATGACGAGGGTTTTGATGTTTACTACGGCTTAGCTACGTTTAACGAAGGTGGCTCACGTAAACTTGATAATGTTAAGCAGCTATCGTCGTTTTTTCTCGACCTTGACTGCGGACCTAGTAAAGATTTTGTCTCACAAGAAGTTGCTATAAAGGCACTACGGCAGTTTTGCACTAAATACAAACTACCTACACCGACGTTAGTTAACTCTGGTCGGGGTGTGCACGTGTACTGGTTCTTATCGGAACCGGTATGCTATGCGGATTGGTACCCTGTAGCAGAGCGTCTCAAGCGACTATGTGCGGAAGATAGCTTCGATGCTGACCCCGCGGTGACATCTGACGGCGCACGCGTGTTAAGGATTCCACACACGCATAACTACAAGACAACGCCACCGTCACCTGTAGGGTTTTTCGGGTTGACCGGAAAATTTGAAACAGTAGATTTTGATGCGTTTTCGGTTTTGCTTGGGGAAGATGCGATACCAGTTCCTACGGTATACGCCCCGCAAGAGATGAGCGAGGCTATGAAAAACCTGCTCGGCAACAACGAGAACGTGTTTAAAGACATATTGGTTAAGACTCAAAATGGTGAAGGGTGTGCACAGATTGCGTACATAGTCCGAAATCAGGAGTCTATGAGTGAGCCAATGTGGAGGGCTGGGCTGTCAATTGCTAAATTCTGCACCGATGCGGACAAAGCGATACACCTAATATCGCATAAGCACCCCGATTACACTCCACGCGATACGTTGAAAAAGGTAGAGCAGATCAGGGGCCCATACACATGCGCTAAGTTTGACGAGTTTCGTCCTAATGTATGTAAGGGGTGCCCTCTATGGGGGCAGATAAAATCTCCGGTTGTATTAGGCAGACGGCTTAAAGAAGCTGAAGTAGATGCTGATGGTAATTACGTGGGTACAGTAGTAGAAGCCCCCGCATTAGAGCTACCCACCAAGCCAGTACAGCAGTATGTGATACCTAAATACCCTTTCCCGTTTGTGCGTGGGGCTAATGGTGGGGTGTATGCCCGCACCGAAAAAGATGACGGACAAACCGACGAAGTGTGCATATATCGTAATGACTTATATGTTGTTAAGCGGGTGATTGACCCTGAAGTCGGAGAATCACTAGTAATGCGGTTACATTTACCCATGGATGGTGTCAGAGAATTTACCGTCCCTATGACAGCAGCTACCTCAAAGGATGAGTACCGTAAAGTGCTGGCTATGAAGGGAGTTGCTGGAGCTAAAGTAGAACATCTTATGGCATACACAAACGCGTGGATAAACGAACTACAGGCCAAGAGTACGGCAGACGCTGCCCACCATTGTTTCGGCTGGACTAACAGTGATATGGAAGCGTTCGTACTTGGCAATCAAAAGATCACTGCGACCTCTATCGAGTTTAACCCACCCTCAACTAAAACTGTGGGCTTGTTCCCAGCGTTTGAGCCTAAAGGGACCTTAGAGGGTTGGAAAGAAGCGCTTGAATTGTGGAACGACCCGCAGTTTACGCTACAGCAGTTTGCGCTAGGCATGGGTTTCGGCTCTGTGCTTATGGAGATGTTAAACGTGTCTTGTGGCACTGTGTCTTTCTATAACAAAGAATCGGGTGTAGGTAAGACAGCGTTACTGCAGGCAGCGGTAGGTATATGGGGTAACCCTAAAGAACTTATCCTAGACAAAGACGACACTGTGAACTTCAAGATGAACCGCAGTGAGGTGTACCACAGCTTACCGTTCCCCCTAGATGAAATCACCAATATGACACCGAAACAGATGTCAGACTTGGTCTATCAAGGCACAAGCGGTAAACAGCGCGGTAGGATGTCGGCCAGTGCAAACGTGGAACGGCACCGGAGCGGTAGCTGGAGCTTGCTGATGATGTATACGGCGAATACCAGCATCGTCGAACGCATAAGCATGGCAAAGGCTATGCCGAAAGCAGAGGCCCAACGGGTTCTTGAATGCCGCGTAGAGCGTATATTTGACGAGGTATCAGATAAGGAACTAACCGATGCGTTCGAAGCCGCACTGCAAAACAACTACGGACATGCAGGGCCTATTTTCGTGCAGTACCTTATGCGTAACAAAGATGCGTGTCGTAAGTTGTTGTTTGATGTGCAGAAACGCGTTGATACAGTCGGACAGCTCACCGCAGAAAATAGGTTTTGGTCAGGTACTATAGCTGCAACGATAACCGGTTTACTGATTGCCCAGAAAGCAGGGCTACACAATTACCCTGTCCAGAATGTGTTTAAGTGGGCTACGTCTGACCTCATCGCCCAGAATAAACGCACGTCAAGAGATATGGACGGCTCTGTGTTCGATATTATGGACGACTTCTTCAGTGAGAACATAAGTTGTATTTTGCAGATCAAGAGTACGCTCGATAATCGAGGTACGCAGGGGAACGGGCTTGACGACCTTGTTATACCCGAGCAGGTAGCCCGAGGACGACTTATAGCACGTTATGAAACAGATACTAAGTTGTTTTTTGTTAAGCCGAAACCGTTGAAGGAGTGGTGCGGGGAGTTGCAGATCAACTATCAACACTTGATTAGCGAAATCATGCAGCATTGTAGTGGTAAGCGTGGCAAAGTTAGGCTTACTAAAGGTACTCATTTGCAGCTACCGGCATCCGACGTAGTTATTATGAAGTTTGACGCAGGGCAAGATGAGCAAATATCAGAAGATATTTCGGACTTATGATCTTCATCCTGATGGGGTGTTGGTGAATGTTAACTGGGATAAGATGGTTGTTAACGCATCTGTCTTCATCCCATGTTTGAACACAGAAGCAGCAGTAAGCCAGATTTCTAGTATATTTGCGTGGAAAGGTTGGGAATTTACCCATACAGTTCGTATAGAAAACGGCAAATTAGGTTTACGTGTATGGCGAACTATATGATATAGTGGCCCCACGATGGTGTACGCCTGCCCGCACTGGTAAGCCGTCGTTCTCCGTAGCCCCCTTCCGCAAGGTTGGGGGCTTTTTATTTGTTGTACTCGCGTCGGCTCTCCTCGATCTCTTTGCGTACCAATGGGTTTATAGTGACACCGTTGTACATTTCAGAAGAAGTTTTCCTAGCACTTTTGAGAGACCTTTGGATAGCTTCGTAATCTAGTCTTGCCCCGGGATGTTTGCGGTTAAACTCCCGCATGTCTGCCAGCACCGCCTGTTTAGCTTCGAAATCACCAGTCCGTAAGGCTACGTAGTATCGACGCGTGATGTTAGTACGCTCGTCAAGAATCGCCCGCTCGACACGCTTGTCGCGTTGGTTCTGCTCTTGCTGGAACGCGTAGTCTGCAGGGGCGAAACCAATTGCTTGCGACATCATCTCCCATGTAGACATATCAGCGTACATCGGATCACCACGTCGGCTATATATGCCACCGTCTTTCTGATAGCGCCCGAAAGTAGTCTTATACGCGTTAGCTACACCGGCTGGGAGCATTGACTCTACCCCCCGCTGCATATCACCGCTTGTTAAGTCGTCAACACCACGTAAGAATCGTTTAAAGACACTTAGTGATGGGCCTCCTATGTAATACATAATATCTTCTTCTAGAGAAGCATTATGGTTATATCGGTTCTCTTGAATAAGTAGCCCACTTAGGCGAACACGGTCAGCGATATTGATGCCGAGTGCTTCTTGGAGTGGGCCTTTAAACCACCCTTCATCTATTTGTTTACGCACAAGTGTATTGAAGTCATCTTCGTCGTCATCAAGGAATAGGAGGTCTGCCAGCATCTGCACTGCCCCGTAAAGTGGTACACCATATACCCCGGCGAAAAACATTGAAGCCCCGTGGAAGCCAAGAATCTGCTTGAACGCACGGTTGCGGGTAGCTTTGTCACCTTCGATATGAGCGTCAACCAGCCCCTTAGCTGTTTTCATCATGGTGTAGTACATCTGCAAGCCGTATGACTTGTACATAAACGCCACGCGTCCAAGCCCTTCTTGTGATACTCTCGGCGCAGTTTCGAGTACAGCCCCACCGTTCGTCTCTTGTGCGGTGTACAGTGCCTCCTCCGCGGCTTTAGCTTCGCGTTGTGCTTTCGGCATCTTAGGGTTATCTGCGGCTATCTGCTCAAGAGCCAAGTTATAAGACGCGATAATAGTAGCTTGACGGTTAAATCGTTCTGCTTGGTTAAACGCCATTGCGGAAATAGCTGAGATACGATTCATATTACGCCCTGCAAAGCCCCCACGCAGTGCACGGCCACCTTCTTCCAAACCCAATGCGTCTAGGAGAAACGACCGGCTCAATAGCCCACGGCTTGCTGCTAACTTAACTACAGGTGCTATACGCTCTAACTCTTTCACTGTATCTGTATCTAAATCAAGATCAGTGCGTACGTTATAGTCCCCATTAGGAGTAACGTCGTAGTAGCTGTCAACACCGTAAGCAAGCGTCACCCTATCCAGTGCTTTACCTACCATGCTAGAGGATTCGGCACCGATTTTAGAGCCGGTAACCAGCTTCATAGCTTTAAAGATTTCTGCTGAAGTATTCTCGTAGCCGTATTTGCCCCCAAGCATAGGTAGCACGAATAGTGGTACTTGTGAAAGGTTAACAAGTGCAGACGCGACGTTGAAGCCGATTGTGTATATGAACGCTAGCTGGTTCGCGCCTTTATACGCCCGCTCTAGCTGCTTATTCTTAGCGCCAGACATAGCAAACTTAGCGCGGATTAGAAGCTCTTTTTTGACCATATCAGCTGGGATTTCACCCACTGCGCGCCCTGCCATAGTTTTAGGTCCGCCAGTATCAGCGGGCTCCGCTTCAAAAATCTCATCTGCAAGTTGTTGTATTTTGGCACTATATTCTAAACGTGCTGTTTGGCGTCCAAGGTCGTAGCCTTTTGTTTTCATAGCGTGGAGTGCATCTTGAATGTACCCGGGAGTCCCTTTCCTACGCTGTAGTGACTTAGCAAAAGAAGTTTCAGGTAGAGCTTCGACAAACAAACGTAATATCTGCGCTTGAACGTCCTCTGCTACACCGTTAGCTTTTAATGTTTGCAAGGTCTGCCCTACGAATGAAGTAGGCGGCGCAGCTTGGAACTGCTCGAGCCCGTAGTCTCCATCGTGAGTTTTGATAGAAGATACAACTACATTGGGGTCTTCTTTAAGTTCATCCATAGCACGCTTACGAGCTGCGTAGGTATCGAACATCTCTACAACGTAGGCGTCTTCTGCACGGTCGACCGAGCTGTCTTTTAGGGAATACTCGAGCTTGTACGAACCTTCACGGATTAACGGGAAGTACACGGACAGCGTGCTAGTATCAAACAACTTCGCATACACTTCTCGTTTCAGTTTCTTCGCAACTTCGGGGTCGCTAATCGCATTGTCTATACGCCCGTAAATAACGTCGCGTAGCCGTTCGTACTGCGTTTTGTACATGCCTTGCATCAACTTATAAGCACGCTGCCCATCAGCCCCTAGCGCGTCCCAATCGGCGCGCTGAGCTTTCCAGATATCAAACAGCTTGCGGCCAGATACTTCAGTATCGCCGTACGTTTTACGTGCTTGCGCCTGAGATAGCGTTGGGTCTACTTGCCAGATAGTAGCACCGTACTCACGGCTGTAGATTAGGTTATTCAGCTTAGCATTAAGCTCCGCCCCCGCGGTTTTAGTCCACCGCTCTACCGCACGAACGTGCTTTTGCACCCACTCATCTGCCTCATACATTTTCCCGCGCTGTTCTTCCACCAACCTATGTAAGCGCAGCCCAAGGTCTTTTAGGCCAACTTTTTTCGCTACATCACCAAGCGCCTGCGAGCCAAGTAGTTTTAGGTATACAAGTTTAGTGTTATTACCTACACCGGCACGCAAGAACTCCTCACTAGAGTCTGCAAAGTCTTGGCGGAACTTCTCGGTGAGCTTTCCTACACCTTTTTGAGTGTTATCTACCTCTTTAATCTCCTGCTCCACACCACGCCGTGTAGAAGCCATTGGCAAGTCCGTCGAATCACGGTACTTAGGTGCAGGGCTGATAATTGCTTCAATCATAGAGTCTGCCGCAGTAAGTGCGGAATCGATAGACTTCGGCTGCATACCAATTAGTTTACGTACGAAGTTCCCAACAGAGTTAACAAAACGTTGGAATGCACTAATCTCTTTGCCATCTGGATACATACCAGCCAATTTCTGCTGGAACTCCGGATTACTCATCGCTTCAGAAACAAACTCATCCACGTTAGTCGCACCGTACGCTGAATCAAGCATAGGTGTAACGTCTTCAAGCAGCTTAGTTAACTGTTTGGTAAGGGGATGGTTCTTGTTTGCTAGTGTCGCGCTAACCGCCGCGTGCGTAACTTCGTGCAGAAGAACATGAGGGTTCATGCCTGTTTCTGCGTCCAACTTGATAGTGTTGGTTTTAGGGTCAAATAAACCACCGACGGGATTACCCCGAGAATCTTTCAGGTTTTGCACGATCTCGATCTGTGTACGCTCCTGCTCAACACCAGCTGACTCTACAACCTTTGCTAGTTTACGAGCTGTATTCGCAACGCGCTGATTCTGAGTAGTTACAGAGAGTGCACGTAGTGCGGCGCTTAGGTTACCTTGGGTTAGCAGCCCACGTACTACCGGGTGCATGGGGGCACTCAAAGCCAGCACCGAATCTTGAGGCATCAGCAATTCGTTAATGAACTCTATATCCCCGTCCACCATAGCCTTCTCAAGAGCTTTTGCAGCGGCCTTGTCAGTTTTACGCCGTTCTGCAACGTTATCGGTCAAGGTATATAGATTCTGTGCGTACGCAGCGTGTGCTTCATCCGCAATCTGCGTGTTTAGCCACTTAATAGTCTGCTCAGACATATTGGCTTCAACCCACTCCCGGGCTAGGTTCGCGTTTTTACCGCCAGTACCCCTAAAGAAGTCTGCTTCAATATCAGTCTCGCCTTCTGCACGGCGGTAGTCTTTAGGCTGAAACGCAATATCATGCGCAAGCATAGCTAGCACGTCAGCGGGACGCGGTAGTTTTTGGAAATATATCTTAGCCGCGGAAGCAGATTTATCATTTCTGACATCTGTAGTTAGTAGCTCTAATACCGCTGTCTTATCTCCCGCCGTGCTGGGGTCCGTTTTTTCAAACTTAAAGGCTTCAGCAAAGGCACGTACGGTAGGTTTAGCGCGTTGCTCCCATAAGTCTTTAATCTTAGTAGCAATTTTAGCATCGCGCCCCAAGGCTTCTTTTGTCCGGCCCGTTTCAACTCTAGGGCCTACCGGCTTAGCTTCTGTTGTTTCTTTAGTGGGTTTACGCGTAGCTTTCGGTTTAGCAGCAGGTTTAGCTTTTTTGGTCGGTTTTTTAGCTTGAGGGGCCTCTACAGGCGCTGCTTCTTGCTCAGGCGTAGCACCGGTGCGTGCTTCAATACGTTGTCTCTCTGCATCTATTTCTTGCTGCAGTGTAGCTTCGTCCGTTACGCGTGTTTCAAGCGGACGTTCGATAGCCCTAGCTGCACCGGGCGCAATATCTAGTGTAAGCTGGTCTGGGCTTTCTCCTCCAATAGGTCTTCCAACGCCGCGCTCAGCTGCTGCCAATCCTCGTCCTCTAGGTGCTGCAGCTGGTTCGGCACCGATTCCACTGAGAGGTGGTACAGCTCCGACGCCCACAGGTCGTTCAATACTTGAAACGCTAGCTCTATCTGCTGGCGGCTCAGCTGCTGTTTCCCCTGCACCTCGGCGTCCTCGTCCTGACGGTTGGAATAGTTCAAGCTGTTCATCCGGTGTACCCTCCAATTTACGAGCCACATTAAGCCGAGTCTGCTGTGAAATTTTCGGGTTATTAGCAAACTTAACAAACTGTTCCCTTACATCTGGATCGTTTAAATCTTTGTTCTCTGTACGCTTGCGTATAGGTGCAGCGGGGGAGATACCTAAATCGTCTAAAAACTCTTTAGTAACAATAGTTGGTTCTGGAGCTTGTTCTGGTAACGTCTCAGGACGTGTATCACGTCGTTTACCCATGCCGGGGAACGCCATCTGAGAAGGCTCTGCGGGGGCAGCGGCTTGGCGTTCTGGTATGCGTGCCTCCAGCTCCGCAATCTGGGTGTCTTCGGGAGTCGTCTCTACTTGATCGATAACTTCTTGAGGAGCTACATCGGTATCTGCAGGTCGCAGCCCAGCATACGCATCAGTAGCACGGCGTATACGCTCTCGCTCAGTCTTTGTAGGCCGAGCATTGCGGGCACTAGCGACATTTTGCCGCTGCAATTCTTTAGAAAAGCGCTTTTCTACGTTTGTACGACTGCCAGTAGATAGCTCAGCGAGCACACTGTCTAACACTTCACTACGGCGTGCTGTCTTTTCATCTTGTACAATCCTAGCTTCCGACGGGGTACTTTCGGCTTCAGAAGCACGCTTAACACGTTCTAGCTCTGCTATTGCTTCCTCGTCAGCCCCCATCAATTCTTGTAGCTCGGCGTCCTCGGCCATGGCCTGTTCTTGTTGGACCATCTCTGCGAGCTGCGCATCTTCTGCTTGCGCAATCATATCGGGAGTGCCAGTCTCTTGCTCCCGCAGTGTGAGGTATTCCTCCGTCGTCATCGGGCGCTGTGCATCTTCAGAAGTTAACAGGTCAAAAACCATCTCTTCTGTTATCGAGGCAGGCTCTACACCTTGCTCAGTTAGTATATCGACAGCAGCGTTTATCTCGTCTCCAGTAAAGTCAGTTAGCGCGCTGCCATAGTCAGGGCCTTGCTCAACAGTTGTAGGTGTAGCGCGACCGGGGAATAACTCACCTTGACCTTCAAATCCGCGCTGATCGCCTAATTTAGGCTCCTCAATTTCCTCCGGGGTAACCTCGCCCAGTTCAACCCTATCGGTAGTTTCGGTTCCTCTTACACGGCCTTTGGTAAACGTATCAACAACGGCTTGGAGGATTCCACCTGCACCGCCGCCAGCAATGGCCTCGTCAATCAGGCCAGCATCAAGGAGTTCGCGCTCTGCGTTGTAGCCACGCTCGTTAAGGTTCTGTAGAAACCCCGCTGCGGCTTCCTGCGCTGCTTCAACGCCACCAGTCGTAAGCGCACTACGGATACGGCTACCGCCCGCTTCAACGGCTTTACCGCCAATCTTTTCAGCGAACTTAGATACCCCCGGAATACGGAGGATTCGGCCTAGTGGTAAGATTTCAAGTGAGCCGATTCCAGCGCCGCGAGCGGTAGCTATATTACGCTCTTCTTCGGTAGCGCCGGCGGCACGGGCCCGTTCACTTGCTTCACCAGCACCGGCCCCTATACCTATAAAACCTGCTCCGATAGTACCAATAGCGGTAGCAGCGGCGGCAGGGGCGGCGTAAGCAGCGATAACAGCAGGGGTCAATGCCCCAGCAACAGAACCAAGTCCTGACGAAACAAGATACGATAGAGAGTCTTGGTCGCCCCCTTCAGGACGAATTGCGTCTGCGACGCTCATTATCTTTTGCCGTGCGGCAAGCTCGTCCTCTTCTTCAAGCAGTGTAGCGGCACCCAGTGCAGCCATCTCACCGGTACCGACATAACCTGCACCGAAACCAGAAGCTACGTTCTCGAAAAATCCGGGGTCTTCGTCTCCGCGGCTTAGCAAGTCACCATACGTAGCATTTTGCTGCTGTAGGAATGCGGCTAAATCCCCCTCTTGCTGGGGGAGGCGTCTTTGTTGGATAGCTATTGCTAACTTCCGTGCTGCATCCACATCCCCCGCTGCATGGGCATTTTTGAGCGCGGCGCCCAACTCGTCTAGTGTTGCCATGAGTTATACCTTATTCCTGCACAGTGTATTGGTTTACTAATGCCTGAACATCTGAGGGTACGCCAACATCTGAGTCTGAGGGTACTTCTGCGTTATTTCGTTTACCGCCCGGTCTGTTGTAGGGTCTCCCTAGGCGTTTATATAGCTGTTCTTCGACGTCAAAAAGCCCTGCCTGTGACATTATAATATTAGCAACCATTGTAAGCTGTTTTTGTTTAGCTTCAGCTTTCGCAATATCGGCTGGGTCACCTGTCTGCGCCGCGCGGTCCAGCAACATTAAATATTCTTGGTCTGCCATAACTTCCTGACTGATCTCGGCTTGCCGCTGGGTATTACGCTCTAGAAGGGCGTATGTCGCTTGTTGGTTACTTGCGGCTTCAATAGCTAAACGCACGTCTCTATCGGCTTCAACCCGCGCTTTCTGCACTATGGCATCTAAGTTTGCTTTATCAGATTGCAACTTCATATCAGCGACGCGGAAGGCTTGGTCCATTTCAGCTTTGCTCATACCAGCAGCAATATCTGCGGCTTGTCGCGCGTTGGCAGCGGCGCGGTCAGCTGCGGATGTTCCGGACCGTTGGGCTTCAGAACCGATAGCTACGTCTGTGGTAATAGCTTCTTTGTTAAGGCCGATAATGTCCTCTAGGCGTTGGCGACGATCGGTGTACTGCTTATCTTCTTCCGCGGCCATAGCTTCCGAACCACCTGCCATTGTCTGACCAAAGCTGCCACCCCCTGCGGTACCACGTAGGAACGCCGAGATTCCACGCTCACGTTGACGTTTAGGGTCAGAATACTCAGCGTCGAACGCTTCAAGCCGACTAGTTAGGTCTTCATATTTACTAGCTTTCTCTTCGCGCCCAAGGAACTTAGCCGCATCGTCCCTAGCTGTGTTCATCGCGCTTTGCGCGTTATTTGCGTTCGCCCCGCCCAACCCAAATTGTTCGTTAATCTGTTTACCAAGAGTACCAACCTTTGACGTGTCGATTTCTGGTGCGGTAATAGTAGGGAAACCAATAGGGGCCATACTAGAACCGGGTTGTGGTTCAGTAGATAGTGTCTCAATGCCTACGGGTTCATCTTCTACAGCGGCAACTGCTTCGTCCTGCACTGCTAACGTATCTTCTACGGGTGCAGGCGTTATACCCCGCTCTGCTTGGAGGATAGCTAAAACTTCTTCGTCAGTTAGCCGTGAGTTAACGCTACGCTGTCCCAAGCGACGCCGATAGGCGTCAATCATCTCTTGTGTGATCTCCCCACCAGCCTGCAGAGCTACTACGCCACCTGCTGCCATACGTTGAGGAGCTTGACGTTGTGCTAACGCACCGAGCCCAGAAGCCACCTGCTGCACCTGTCGAGGGCTAGCCGCTCCTTCTTGGGCCACCTGTTGCATATTTTGTTGTTGGCGTTGTTGCGCCGTAGCCATTATGCCGCCCTGCTGCTTCAACATATCTTCTTTAGTACGGTCAAACAGTTCACGCTCACGTTGCTGCTTAATCGTTTCGGGGTTCTGCTGCATTTGCATCTGCACGGCGCGCTGTTTCTCATCTAATTCTGTTTTTAGACGTTGTAACGCCAACAGATCAACTAGCTGTTGGTTCTGTGCGTAACGTTCTTGCAGTGCCTGTGGATTGTTCCGGTAGGCATCGACTTTAGTTTGAATTTGTTGGTCTATACCGGCCATGATTACTCTCCACTGCCTGTGTTGTTAGGGTTGTCAGGCAAAAACACTTTAGATAGAAGATCGTATATACCACCACTACCTGACAAAAAGTCACTTAGTGCACTAGGTTGCGCATAAGAGTACGACTGCGCAGCGATAGGCAACCCTTGTAGCAACGATTGCATGTACTGTACTTGTTTGTATGGGAAGTCACGCTCTTCTTCAAACTGCGCACGGTCAGCACTAAGACCTTCTTGCTCTATTCCACGCTGAAGTGCGCCAAAATCGGCTTGGCGTTGCAGGGCTGTAAGCCCGTACACATTCCCCGCTTCTTGTGCGCTACGGGCTCGATCTTGTTCAATATTAAACTGCTGCGCAGCTTTATCGTATGCAGAAGCGTAGCCTTGCCCAGTAACATTCGCCATCTTATCCAGCATAGCGCGGGTTAGTTCGACGTCAGCTAGTGCTTGTCGAGAACCACCATAAGCACCGGCACGAGTGAGGCGTCCAGCTTGCTCTACGCGCGACATTTCAGATTGACGGCGTAACTCATCAAGTTGTGGTTGTAACGCCGCATTTAGGTACGGATTCATGTACTGTTGAGCAGTGCCTTGTCCCGTAAACGATTGTGGCTGGTAAGCCCCCATATTTTGGGGTACAGCTAGCCCGGCTACACCTTGGAACGCTTGCTGCTGGAGGTTTGATGCGCCTGCAGTGAGTGGTCCGGTGTAGGCTTGATACGGCTCATTGGCTAGAGCTGCACCCTTACCAAGCATAGTTGTTACATAAGGACCGGCCCAGTTAGAGAGGGAAGACTCCTTACCTGTTACTTCTCCTACAACACTATTATCGTCTGCCATGTCCTACCTCACGCTGGTAACATTTTGTTGGGCTTTATTTCTTTGCCCTGTTTTTCATTGCCTGTACGTTCTTTACGTACGCGGGCCATCATTTGCTTTAAGATTTTTGCACCTGCGGCGGAGTTGCCGTTGCCTAGGTGACTTACTACATCAGCGGGGATTACAAACTCACCGTCGCTTAGTGCCGCGGGTTGCCGCCCGTCGATTTCGGCTGGAACTTTATCCGCCATACCGTCTGTTGATCCGTTGAGGTATTTCCCCTTTTTTAGCCCCATAAGACCACCTGCGGCAGCTTCAACTGTTTCAGGAGGCTGTGGCGGAGGTCTACGCTCCTCCCGTGCAGGGTTAGCTAGATTATATTCCATAAGGGCACGTGCCTGCTCATCCCCACGTGTACGCGCTGCGGTCTCGCCTGCTGCGCCTTGTACATACTCGACATCGGTAAAGTAGCGACGTCCGGAGCTACCGGGGCGGCGATTCGGGTCGTACGTATATTCGGGGAGGCGTGGCCGTTGCGCTTCTGCGGCACCTTGTAGACTACCGAGACCACTAAACATATCAGCATCAGCTTCAGGGGTTCCCGGTTGTTGCATGGGCACACCACGGCGAATAGCAGTTAGTTGCGGAATACCGCCTTGGTAACCCGTTGGAGGTATTTGTGGGTCACCTATACCGGAGGCATTACCGAGGTAACTAAGCCCGGCGGACCCAAGTTGCAATATACCTTCAGGGGACATAATATAGTCTAATCCCTGCTGACCTGCAGTTTTAAGCCCTGCGGTAAAATCGTCTAGTAAGCTGTCAAACCAACTCATTTTTTGCCTCCAATAATACGTAACAACTTATCAGTTGTGTCCTCTACTTGTCCACCTTTTGCATAAGGGCTTGGGAACATTGCTGCCTGTGAAGGCGTAGCAAATATGCTGCTCCAGTCGTAGATATAGTTTAATTGTAGCGGATCAGGAGTTTCTACAGTAACTTGTTGCCCCATAGCGTCTGGTGCCATAAGAGCTTGTTGTAAAAAGTCGCGTCCACCTTGCTGTAAAAATTGCTTCTCCATCTCAATAGAGGTGTCTTGTGCCATCTGCTGAACCATATCCATAGTTTGGTTCTGGTTTTGGTATAGTCCGGTCGGTGCGAATACAGACGTGGGCGCTACTTGAGAGGTGGTTACGTCCCCCGCCAATAACTGCTCAAGCATCTGCTGGTCTGCAATATCTACTACGTTATCGCCTGTAACGTCATACTGCGTGATCTGCTGCTCGTTAAGCGCTTGATTTTGGGCAATAACGTCGGCAACAAAATCAATATCGGTTTGGGTAACGTCTTGCGCAGGTTTGCCCACATACTCTGCAATCTGCTGAAGCTCTTGAGATGTAACATTTGCAGCGGCTACGGGTAGATAATCGCTAATACCCTCTTTGCTAGTAGCTTCAAACTCATCAAGCGTATAATCCGACGTCGTTGGGTCATACTGTCTAACAAACCGATCTAAATCTTCTTGGGTTACATTCTGGAGTCCGAGGTCTTGATAAGCAGCAAGAACTTCATCTGCGCTTAAATACCGAGGGTCTACGTACTCACTGATCGCAAGTTCTTGGGTAGTTTGATAGTTAACGTCGTTCAGCTGACCTACAAACTTCTGTACTTCTTCATCAGTAGGGTTGTACCCAATATCGGTTAAGTACGCCCGTGCTTCAGTTTCTGTTACTTGCCGCGGGTTTACGTACTCACCGATTGCGGTTATTTGCTCTTCTTCAGTTTTAGAAGCAACAAAGTCAGCAATTTCTTCCGGTGTAGCGGTATACCCGGATTCTTCAAAGAATTGTGCGGCTTCATCCTGCGTTGTTGCTAGCGGATCGTATTCGGCACGGGCAGCTTCAAGTTGAGTTTCTTGGTACGCCTCATCACCCTGCCCAACGTAAGTTTGTGCGAGGGCTTCGGTAAAGGTTAGTCCTTCTTCGTCCGCAATAGCTGCTATTTCGTCCAACGTTACTTGCCGTGGATCGACGTACTTTGAAATAACCTCAGATTGAGTAGTTTCCTCTACCTGTGCAACAAACTGCTGGACTTCTTCGTCAGTTGGTGTGTACCCAAGATCAGAGAAAAAGCCTCTCGCATCTTCCTCTGTTACTTGCAGCGGATCAACGTACTGTTCTAAACGTAGGGGAGCATTTGCTTCGTAATTAGCCCCACCTTGCCCTACAAAGTTACTTATTTCCTGTTCACTTGGAGTGTAGTCAAGCCCTGCAAACAGCCCTGCAACCTCGTCCGCTGTAATCTGCCGTGGGTCTACATACGCCTCAAGGTTGGTAAGTATGTCGGCTTCGTTACCTTCTTGGACGAATTGACCAACTTCATTATTGACCGGGTTGTACTCTAGTAAAGCAAAAGCCTCTTGTATTTCCGCATCGGTAGTGCCTAGAGGGTCGTATACCTCTGCTACTGTGCCTAACGTTTCGGTCTCGTCTTGCCACCCGATGTATTGCTGGGCATCCTCCGCAGTAATTGTTACCCCCTGCGCTGCGGCTGCATCTATAACTTCTTGGGTATCAACGTGTTTTTGGTCTATGCTGGTGTTAACAGCATCTTGTAGTGCAGTGCCGCCTTGAGTGCCGACAAAACTGTCTATATCAGCACTGGTGGGGGTATACCCACCTTCTTCCTCGGTAGCCCACACACCAGAGGCGTTTTCATACGCATCAATTACCGCTCCGGTACTAGCGTATGTTTCTGGGTCAATCTGACTAAACACGTTACCTACAACAACAGGGTCAGTAATACCTATAGTGTCGAGAGCTCTAGTTGCAGCGGCAATGTCACCTTTTTCTATGGCAGAGTTAATATCGGGAGAGAGCAACGAAACTGCATTTGCATACGCATCTTTTGTTTGGGATAAACCGTAGGCACCCCCAGATACACTTGAACCGACAATGAAGCCCATAAACGCCGATGCGGTAACTTCTCCAGCGATATCTATACTTGGGTCTAATTGCTTCAGGTGGCTAGCCGTGAACGCTTGAGTTAGTCCCTCCTCAATGGATTCGGTAACCCCTTCTTTTAATGTGATAACGCCGCCGTTAGCAATACGTCGAGTAAGTTCAGTAACACCGTCTGCTAAAAAGCCAGATACATTATCTTTGTTTAAGATAGCTTTCTCTAAGGCTAGTCCGCCAACACCAAACGATGCAGCGGTAAGGGTAGCTGCGACAGCACCGGATTGAACAGCTAACTCCAGTGCATAGTTTTGTGCGTCCGCTTCGGACATTCCGCTGTCAATCGCTATAGAATACGCGCGGTCGTATGTATCAGCTGCTGTACCCCCAAAACTTTCGGTGAGATCAGTCGCTGCAGCGGCACCAAGCCCCGTCCTCGCTGCAATACGGGTAGATAAAGTTTTACCGGCAGCATACGCAGCGCCTTTAACACCTAGGGTAGCTACCCCACCTACCGCTAGCGGTACAAGCTCCTGCATAGCCTCTACACCAACGTATTCGGCTAAGAACGTAGTTGGATGTTCTGTAATACCCCCAGCGAGTGCGCTCATTTTATCTATGGCTTTGTCGTACCATGGGAGCGCATCGTATTCGGACTGTGTGATTTCAGTCGCTTCTTCCTCTGATAGCCCAGTAGCCATGAGTGCTTCTTTACGTAGGTCTTTAAACCCTGAAGAACTCATCTGTTCTTCAAGTTCTTTTAGGTTCTCTTTGTATTCTTCGGTATTGCTATTCTCACCAAGTTTGACGAGCTTTTTAGCAAACTGCCCCACAGCTGTGTCAGAAGGAGCTACGCCGAATAGGGCAGAAACACCGTTAAACGCCTTGAGAATTCCTCCCGTCGCCTTCAAAACATTAGCTATCGTATCCTGTGCGTTGTCGTAATCATTCTCGTCTGCCCAATTAAGAAGAGACGAAACAGTATCAATGGTTTGATCTGTGAACCCCATTGCATCAGCAGCTTCCTTGGCTACGTCACTGTCGGCACCGCGGGTAATAACGATAGTAGTGAGCAGTTCAGCGTTATCCGCCGTGCTAACGCCATCATAAGTGTTTGTTATGAACCCAATACTTTCACCGTCGTCGTTTACCAGTATAGTGCGGACTTCTCTACCAATAGCGTCGTATGTGGTGGTTTTATTTACTCGCCCGTGGTTAGGGTCCCAATATTGCTCAGAGGTTTCTAGCGGTCGGAAGACTCGGTTACCGTTCACATCTATATCGATAGCTATCGGATTGTAGATAACATCTTCGTAAGTGACACCGTCCGCGAGCTTGGCAGTATTAACACCTTCCTGTGCGTCAGCTATTAGCGCGACTTTTTGCTGGTTAGTGAGCGCATCGCCATTTGTCATGTCAGCGGTATCAAAACCAAGCCGCTCTAGCGAAGTTCGTGTGGCATCATCTAGGGTGTCTTTGCTAAGCGCGGGATCAGCATTCTGCAGTATGGCTTGTTCCAACGTACGCACGTAGGAGCTAGTAGTATTCGGGTCGTCAAGAATTTCACGTAAGGAGCTTATTGGTAAGTCTGCTAACTCTTTATGGATCGCATGAAAACTCTTTGGATCGATGTCCGCTGAGTCCAGCCCAGCAGCTTGGACAACAGCAACGAGGGCGTCTAGTTTTACTGACTTTTGCGCGGCTTCATATTGCTCTTGGCTTTGGAACACTGTCGGATTGCCAGTATTGCCTAGGAAGTGCTCGTATACATTAACGTCGTCTCCGAGATCGTTAATGTTGCGATAGGATTCTTCCGCGAAGAGTGGGTTTAGTGTCAGAGTAAAGGCTTTGGCAGTCTCTTCATACAGCGGGTTAAGTGATTCGTCGAGGCGCTCAGTCGACACTTGCATACGGGCCCGTCTGGCATCTAACTCTTTATAGAGGCCAGTAAACTCTGCGTCTGGGTTTTCTTCAGTAGGGCCGGTACCAATCTGTTTACTTAGGTCGTTAACCTCCTCAAGCAGGGTCTCCATTTGAGGGTTATAATCTTTGTATAACGCATTAAACTTTTTAACGTCCTTGTTCAATTTGTTGATAGCAGCTTTGTAAGCGGGGCTATCTAATGTAAGGTCAGAGTTCTTAACTCGGTTCACTTGCTCTGTATATAGATCACGCTCCGTGATGGGATTAGCCGTAATTCTTTGGTTAAGGCTTTTAGCCCCCTCCAACCGCTCACTTTCAGCAATGATAGCGTCATACTTGTCCTTTAATTCCACACGCATGGCTTCGTACTGCTCGGATTTTGACGCGCGCGTAGTTGCTAATTCATCTATTTTATTCGCGGATTCCTCCAACCGCTGGTAATCTCCACTGATTTTATCGAGGGTGTTACCTATGAGATCACCGACTTTGGAGTCATCGATCGCTTTGTTTAACGCCTGAGTACCGTACGCAGACATGACGTTCTTAAGTACGGCAGCTGCTTGCTCCCCCGATCCACCTGACAGTGCGATAGCTGACACCCGCTGTATAGCAGCGGTGGTGTATGCAAGGGCAGTAGGGTCATTAATAGCTATACCGCCAGATGCGGCCATTTTTTGTACGAGGTCGGTAGTGAGAAGCCCACGGGTTACGGCGTTAGCTATCACGCTTGCGTCAACTTCGCTCCCAGATAACTGTGCAGAGATTGCAGAGCCGACAATATTTTCTACTACAGCAGGTATTGGAGTAGTCTTGCCAGTATTAGGATTGGTAAAGTTCCAACCAAGTTTCTGTTTAATCTGTCCAAGGGCGGCAGATGTTGCCCCGCTTACACCTCCGGTAAAGAAGGCTTCCACCGGGTCAGTTCCGTAGATCACCGCATAGGTAGCGCTAGTTGCTCCTTTAGTAACCGCATCGGTAACTATTTCGTTGGCTACTGCATTATTAAATAGGTCAGCATTTCCCATAGCCTCGCCGACATAGTCACTAACTTCACCAGCTATTTTTTGGGATGCGTATGATACTGCGACTGTTTTTAGGACATCCCCGATGTCACCACCCTTTACGGCTACACTTGCGCCGTCAACGAGTGGGATAGCCCAAGCGTTCCCAGTAGCATACAGAGCAATTTTTGCCGCGGTCCCCAGTGGGTCCTCCGCTAGCCCTTTAAGGGTATCTCCCACAAAATCGACCGCTGGCTTAGCAATTTTGTCAACGGCAAAGTCGACTACGTTGCCAACTGCTTTAGCTGCACCACTAATTGCTTTCCCAACTGCTTTAGCTACACCACCCAATTTAATCTCCTACCGCAGTAACCCTTCAGAAAGGGGCTGCTTACCGATAAGCATATACACCACAAAAGTGTTAGGATCGTCTTCGGATTGGCTAACACTAATAACTGTATCCCCTTCATCACGCTCTATTCGGCGCTGGAATAGCTTAAACGCGTTTAAATACACAGGTGTACTGAAAGAGGTAGTGTAATGAGTAAATCCACGCTCTTGTAAGTACGTAAAATACTTAAAGCCGTTAATAGCAAAGTTACGTGCAGTATCTATGTTAAACGCACGGCCGACCATCTTCTTACTGTCTTCCCCTTCCCCATAATGGCCCATATATACTGTATTACCTACCTGAATGATGTCCGTATTTGGCAGGCTTGCTTCCGCCGCTAACGCAGTTAACACGTCGTTTTTCGGTATATTAGGGTCCGCAGCAGTGTCGTTGTGGTACACATACTGCGCCAAAATCTCTGGACCCGTAATAAGTTTCTTTTTGCTGTCAATAACTAATGACTCCATCTATACCTCCGGGGAAAATACAGCGGCTGAATAGATGTTACCCATACCAGCAGCTAAGCTAAGGAATGGGCCGTTTACGGCAGGCGCGGGGGCAGACAAAAACACAGGATCATCACTGGTCCTGTTGGGGATTGCGGGAATAACACCTAGTTTAATGTCGTCTAGCAACAGTCCAGTCTCCAATAGTCCGCTGGCTCCTACAGTATGCCCAATCTGTGGTTTATATGATGTTGCTATAAACTCGTTAAGGGATCGTCGTAAAGCCTGTTTTTCCGCAGCATTGTTGACTGGCGTACCAGTACCATGCGTTTTTACTAATCTTACTTTATTTTTATGCAGTTTGGCTACATCTAATGCGCCTTCAATAGCGTGACTAAACCCCTCCCCATCAGGGGTTTGCCCCAAAGGGTTACTGTTACGTTCCCCACCAGTGTAGGCACCGAGAAATTTAGCCACCGGTTCGGCCATATTAGCGTGCTCTTTTTCGAACACGAAGATAGCTGCGCCTTGACCTACAAAAAACCCTGTATTCACGTCATCAAATGCTGATGGACACCCTCCATCTTTTAGTAGTAAGTTAGCGCCCGACTCCCCAAAAAACTCTAACGTGTTGTTATGCACAGAATCTTCAACAGTAGCTACAATCATCCGATCGTACCCGTACATCCACATCAAGTGCTGCATCTCCATTAGTACTTTGAGACTAGAGGCGCAAGCACTTGCGTCAGTAGATACGTAGTCTGGCGCATTAAGCATACTAGCTAACTTACCTGCGTATATATTTGTCAAGGTCAAAAAAGGTACTTTAACTTTGTAGTGCAGTGTGGCGTCAGGGTTCCTGTCGTAGCGGGCGCTTGTCCCCTGCCAACCTTGACTACCTCCGGCAAATAAAAACCCAGTTTTACCCGCTACGGGGGTGTTACGTAGGTAGTTTACTAATTCTTCGTCTAACAAAGACTCTAGGAGCCGGTGTGGCGGGTAGAACAAACCCGTCTTAAACCGCCTATACGACTCAGGAATCATATGCACGTATTGGGGGTAAGGTATGTCGTCGATTAAAGTGGTGGTAGTGGTGCTAGCAGTACGGTATTTCGTAACATAAATCATGACAAATCCTTCACAAGGTCTTGGATAGTTGCGTACTCGTCTTCTGGATTCCGACGTTTATGCTCCATAATGAAGTCATGTATGGTACGGATAGTTTGAGTAGGCCAATTAGGTTCCAGCTCTGGCGGGATGTCATACGCCTCTGCGAGGATAACTGTAACTAAGGTAACGTCAAGGCTATCTAAGTTTAAGTTATCGGGGGTTATCTCAGTGTCTAGGGAGTCAGCGGGCTTATAGTTGTCAAATACGGGTTTTTGACTACGCCCGACAGCGTTAAAAAGTTCAAGAAAATCGAAAGTCATCGTGTCGCTCCTTATGTTAAGGGTACGACGAGTATACTTTACGCGGTATGTTACGCAATGATGCGCTATAAGTTGCTAACAAATGATACCGCAACGACTGCGGATGGAATACCGGGATGAGGTGTGGTAGGAGCTTCGGTAGCGAGCGATGCAGTAGTGTCGTCAGTCGCCCAATACATCTCTATGTACTCTCCTGCGGTTAGATCAATAGAAAAGTTCCAATACACGGGTTGGTTTGCGTTACCTACGACGGTTTGTTGTTGCCCGCCGTAGGTCACATCAGTGCCGTTCTTGTTAATCCAAGTCCATACCTGCACAGCTGACGAGTTCGTGTGCGCGGTCTGTAATGTCACTTGGAAGTTGTAAACTCCATCAGCCGCCACAGTAATCTGTGTATTATCTGCACCCGCTATACTTACCCCGTTGCCGATATACGTATTTTCAAATTCTATCGGATACCCAGTGTTAATAGCTGCCGCGCTCTGGTTTGTGGTGCTGTAAAACAGCCCCCGTGGCATGTATAGAAACTTGCCACCATCATCGGTGCTTAGAAGCGTGTTGATAGTATTGGTAATTCGGTTGAAGAACAGCCGCAGAACATTACTATTCTGGTCCATAAACGGTCGGCTGTACTCTTCAGGTGGCAGAGGTAACGCTGGTGGCTCTGCCCTATCAATATCGTTAGCCATTACCGCCGCCCGTCAGGTCGCAGGTCAATCCGGGGAGCCCCCAGCTGCCACTGGGTACCACTGCTCGTAGACTCAACTTTTAACGCCATCTGGCGCCCCCTGATTCGGGTATAGAGTTGTCCGGTGTATTGCTCCACAGGAATTGTAGCGGAACGAGTGACGGTACCCCCAGATTCACCACCTTCTGACAGAGGGCTATTATAAGAAGAACCTGAATTCTGCAGTGGGTATAATGTCATAACCGCTGACGGTGTGGAGC